TAAGAAGAGAAGTTTAAATGATAATCGTCCAGGAATGCACACTGGGTGTACAAATCAAGAGGGGATTTAGTTACGGGAGAGCCAGTTAATATTCTACGGTATTTTGCAAGTTTCCCTAGTGTTAAAATACTTTTTGTACGCTTTGCTGTCGGACTCTTGATCGTCGTAGATTCATCAATCCCTATCAAAGCTCTTCCACCAAATATGCTAAGGAATTTGTCTGCAAAGTCCAGACCTTTCTTAGTAGAAAATGCTTCTACGTTCATTATCAATACTTTAAGGTCGTGCTCGCCATCAAATAACGTGTCAAGTTCTAATTGTTTTTTCTTAGTAATTGACGGATCCCAAGACACAACGGTTTTTTCAATGTGGTCTGGCATATGATTAGGAATTTCATTGTCACTCCATATTTTATACACACCTTTAGGTGCAATTATTAATGCACCGCGGATCGCGCCTCTATCATACAAAGCAGAAATGTTGTCAACTAAAACTTTTGATTTTCCTGTACCCATATCCATAAAAAGAGCGTACGATTCTCTTGCCCAACATTTTTGCAAGGCTTTCATTTGATGGTCAAAAGGCTTAGTTTTAAACCTATACTTATCTATCATAATTTATTTTATATTCTTTCTTGACATACATATAATGATACTTATATTCAAAGTCAAGAATTAAAGAAGGAAATAACATGTCAAAGAATTTAACAGTGTATGAGCTGTATGATCGTAGAAGTCTAGCAGACTTTTTAGACTTTAAAGACGTCAATCCAGACGCTCCATTGGTATATGTATTACAACATCCACCAGAATCAATTAATATTTTAGGTGCTGCAGAGTATGGAAACTTAGTTATTTGTTTACCAAAAAACTCACAAATGATTTTTTCTACAGGACCTTTCATTCATAAAATGCAAAAGAACTTAAAGGATTTTGAGCCACATGATTATATATTGTGTACCGGAGATCCTGCTATCATAGGGTTGTCTACAGCAATAGTGTCTGACATCACCAATGGTTGTTTTAATTTTTTAAAGTGGGAGAAAAGAGAAAGACTTTATTATCCTTTAGCTATTGATTTACACAACAAGGAAAGCAAAACATGGACTTAAAACTAGACGATCTAGAACAAGATCAACAAGAACTGATAGAAAAATCAGACATACAAACGCTGGCTAATTTTTGTTTAGAACTGCAAGCATATGAGAATGAGATTGCAGAGATGGAACAAAAAATAAAAGACAGAAAAGAAAAAGCAGACAAGATTTCTTCAGAGATAATACCTAACCTGTTAGCAGAACAGGGTTTGGCGTCTTTGAAATTAGCTGACGGATCAGCAGTCGACGTAAAGAAAACTTATAGTTGTACTATAAAGAAAGACTCGTTGGACGCAGCTTACACATGGCTTCGTGACCAGGGGCTGGGAGACATCATTAAGAACGAAGTCTCTGTAGTCTTTGGTAAAGGAGAAGATACAAGGGCTAACAATTTGTTAGACCTTGCAGTGCAAGAGGGCTATGAGCCGTCTCAAAAGCAGAAGGTAGAACCTATGACTTTGAAAGCACTCTATAGGGAGCGTGTCGAGGCCGGCCTCGACATGCCTTCCGAATTCTTTCACACTTTCGTGAAGGATCAAACCAAAATAGGCCGGAAATCATGAAAAAGGAGAAACTAAACATGAACCAAGTAGCTAAAAAAGAAAGTACTGCAGTCGCGTTGGGCAGTATGTTTGAAGCAGACGCACTAGTTGGAGCTAGCGAAATGGGAGCAGAAGATTTTGCTTTACCATTCTTAAGAGTGCTAGGACAACTTTCACCGGAGATCAATAAGCATGACTCTAAGTATGTGGAAGGCGCAGAAGCAGGTATGATATTTAATACCGTGACGAAAGAGACATATGATGGTGAAGAAGGAATAAAGGTGATGCCGTGCTATTATAAGCGTGAGTATGTAGAGTGGTCAGATCGTGGCCAGGGCACAAGTGCTCCAGTACAGATTCATTCAGTGAACAGTGGCATTATTAAAACAGCAAAGAGAGGAGCTGATTATAAAGACAGATTACCAAATGGTAACTATCTTGAAAACACAGCGTCTTACTTTGTTATGGATGAGAAGATGGGAACAGCATTGATCTCTATGAAATCTACACAACTTAAAGTTAGTAGAACATGGAACTCAATGATGAATGGTATCAAACTAGAAGGTAAAAATGGTTTGTTTACACCAGCATCTTACAGTCACTTGTATAGACTGAAAACTGTCCAGCAATCAAACGACAAAGGCACGTGGTTTGGTTGGAGTGTAGAGAAAGAAGGTCCTGTACAGGACAAATCTCTTTACGAGGCAGCTAAAAGTTTTGCTATATCGTGTTCTAGCGGAGACGTAAAAGCAAAAGCTAGTGAAGAAGGTTCGAATAAGTCAAACGACGAAGACGTACCGTTTTAATTAGCAACGATAGCAAGGCAACTCCCCCTGCCTTGCTATCATAAAGGAGGAGATATGATAGAGGAGGAAAAAACATGTGTTACATGCGGCGAAACGTTTACAATACATGCAGTTCAACAAAGACAGAAAAAATATTGCGGCTACAAATGTAGTGTTAAACCATATAAAAAAACTGGTAATAAACCAGGACCGAGAAAGAAGAAATGAATAAGTTTAAAGAAATATTTGAAGGTAATAACAATGCTTATGGGCAAATGGTTATACAACCTGGAGCTATCACAGATAAAGGAAAACAAAAAGCAAAAGCTTTTATCAAACGAGACGCTGTTACAGATAAGTTATGGCAAGATCACCTTAAAGGTATTGAGCCAGCGTTAGGTGTTATACCTATAAACGAACAAAACATGTGTAAGTGGGGTTGCATTGATGTCGATGACTACAAGTTAGATTTGAAAAATATAGCGGCCTCTATCAAGTCCCATAAGTTCCCACTGGTCTTATTTAGATCTAAGTCTGGCGGCGCACATTTGTTTTTATTTTGTGATAAGTTTATATCTGCTGCATTGTTGCAGTCTAAACTAATAGCTATGGCTGATGCATTGGGTTTTGGCGGTAGTGAGATATTTCCTAAACAAACAGAACTACTCGCGGAACGTGGAGACGTAGGTAACTTTTTAAATCTACCTTACCACGGCGGTATTAGAGGTATGCGTTATGCTTTGGATGAAAATGGAGAAGCAATAACAGAATCAGATTTTTATATTATGTATGACAAAGTCGTACTAACAGAAACACAAATAGATGAAATAAAAGTAAAGAAAAGTAAAACTATAAAGAAAGAAGTATTTGAGGACGGTCCACCTTGTTTAAACAAGTTAGCTGACGAAGGGTTTGGTGAAGGATCTAGAAACAATGCTTTGTTTAATATCGGTGTGTTTCATAAGCAGGCTACTCCAGACACTTGGCAAGACGCTGTTATGGCAAGCAATCAAAAATATTTTGATCCGCCTTTACCATTTAAAGAAGTTAATGATCTAATAGGATCATTAAACAAAAGAGGTTATGACAAGTACAGGTGTAAAGATCAACCAATCTGTGGCGTATGTAATCCTGCAAAGTGTAGGACTAAAAAGTTTGGTGTAGGCTATGACGAGGAACAAATGGCGCCGTTAAAAGATTTACAGAAGTATTGCTCTGAACCAGCAACGTGGATATTGACTGTTGGTGATAAGAGAGTGCAATTAAAGAGTCAGGAATTACATAATCCTAATTTATTTGCAGTTGCAGTTATGGAGCAGGCAAACTTAGTGGTACCTATTCTTAAAGGCAAAGACTGGCGAGAGGTATATTTAAAACCTTTGTTTGCTGGAGAGGTTGCAGAGATAGAACCATTAGAATCCTTACAACCTAAAAAAGAATTACGACAGTTATTATTACAATACACAATGAATAGAACTAGAACAACTAAACTAGAAGAGTTAGTTAACGGTAAGTGTTATGTTAGCACGGAAGAAAACCATGCTATGTTCCAAGTTACTTCTTTCTTAAACTTCTTAAAAAAGAATGCGTGGGACATGAACAAAAAAGATACAGGTAAATTATTACAAGAACTAGATCTGTACGAAGAAGAGATTAGACCAAAAGTTTTAACAAAAGACGGCGAGAAAAGACCGCGTTGTATAAAAGTTAAACTCGGTGATTTTGAAGAGGGCGCTGTACAAGTAGAAACAACTTATGATGAGCATCCATTCTAATGAAAACAATCATCTTAGGACCACCGGGAACAGGCAAGACATACGCACTTCTTGAACTGGTAGAAAAGTGTATTCAATCTGGTATTAATACAAAAAACATAGGTTACTTTACATTTACAAAAGATGCTGCCAGCGTTGCTAAGAAGAGAGCAATGGAAAAGTTTAATCTAGAAGAAGATGAGTTTCCCTTTTTTAGAACACTGCATTCTTTGGCATACAACAGAGCAGGACTAAAGAAAGAACGTGTTGTGACTACACCTGACTACAAAGAGTTTGGTGCCAAGAACGGATTGACTATTAAACGTGCTGCGCACAGTAATGCTGATGGTTTATTCGACTCAGACAACGCTTATCTAACGTTAATTAATAAAGCTAGGGTGTCTATGGTCGATGTCATGACGATTTACGACAGAAACGAGCACCTGGTGGACGTAGAGAGGGATGTTTTGTATCTATTAGACCAAGAATACAACAAATTTAAGAAGTCTAAGGGTATGTATGACTACAACGACATGCTACAAATGTTTGTTGACAAAGAGCTGAGCCCTAAGTTTGAAGTGTTGTTTATAGATGAGGCGCAAGACTTAAGTCCGCTGCAATGGGCTATGGTTCGTGCCATGTGGGACAATTCTGACAAGACTTATATTGCAGGTGATGACGACCAAGCAATTTTTAAATGGGCTGGCGCAGACGTAGATCATTTCATTGCATTAAAAAACGAGGTCGACGACGTACAGACTTTAAAGAAATCTTTTAGAGTGCCATCAGGACCAATCTTTGAATTGGCACAAAGTATACGTTCAAGAATTACTAACAAGTATAACAAAGAATACAAACCAAAAGATGGACAGTCAGGAGAGTTGTCTTATCATAGCAGCGTGACTGATGTTGATATGTCAGAAGGTGAGTGGTTAGTGCTAGCATCAGCACATCATTTTTTTGAAGAGGTAGAAGAACACTGTGAAGCAAACGGATGGTATTACAGAAAGTCTAGAGGCAAGAATGCAGCGCCAGTAGAATTGGTGCAAGCGATACAAAGATGGGAACATTGGAGAAAAGGAACAGCGTTAGAACCTATCTTAGTAAAAAATATTTATAATTATTTAGGAAACAACGTGACGATGGGTTACAGAAAAGCAAACACGTTAGATAAAGAAAAAACATATACTATTGAAGACTGCATCGCGGAACACGGATTAAAAACAAACGCTGTCTGGTATGAAGCGTTTAACGAACTAGATCATTTTACAGAAACATACATACGTTCTATGTTGGCACGTGGAGAAAATATTTTAGAAGTACCCAGGATTATTTTTAAATCAATACATGCTGCAAAGGGTGGTGAAGCAAAAAACATTTTGTTATTGCCAGACGTAACGCAAGCAAGTGTAGACTCAGCAGAGAATGATCCAGACGAAGCACACAGATTATTTTATGTTGCTGTAACAAGAGCAGAAGAAACATTACACATTGTAGAACCAAAAAGTTATGAAAGGAGTTATTCATATGTCTAATCCATACGATAAACAAGTGGGAGGTAATCATTACAACCATTACGCAATACAACCCGCAGAATTCGTCAATAAAAACAAGTTGTTATTTGCTGAGGGTAATGCTATAAAGTATATTATGAGACATCCTCATAAAGGAAGTGGCAAGCAAGATTTAGAGAAAGCAAAACATTACATCGATATGATAATAGAAAGAGACTATTCTGAATAAGGGATTACAAATACCAATGTCATTTAGTCCGGACACTGAGTGGGTCGTACCACCAATGCCAGATCTAAGTGAGCACACTGAAATTGCAATCGACTTAGAAACTCGTGACCCTAATTTAATTAGTATGGGTTCAGGATCGGTACGCAAGGATGGTGAGGTTGTTGGATTCGCTGTAGCTGTTGAAGGTTGGAAAGGATATTTTCCAATAGGTCATGAAGGCCAAGGCAACATTGATAGAGCTATTGCTATTGATTGGATGCAAGAGGTTTTAAACACGCCTGCAACAAAAGTTTTTCACAATGCAATGTATGATGTGTCCTGGTTACGTTCAATGAACTTTACAATCAACGGACGTATTGTTGACACAATGATTGCAGCAAGTTTAGTAAACGAAAATCGTTTTAGTTTTACATTAGATTCTATTTCTAAAGAATACATAGGACTAGGTAAGAATGAAGGTGTACTACAGGAAGCAGCAAAACGCTGGGGCGTTGATCCAAAAGCAGAGATGTGGCGACTACCAGCATTAGTTGTTGGTGAGTATGCAGAACGTGACGCTGAGATAACATTAAAGTTATGGCAAGCGATGAAGCATGAACTAACACAACAAGATTTGTGGGACGTGTTTAATTTAGAAACAGATTTGTTTCCATGTTTAATTGACATGAAGTTTAAAGGTGTGCCAGTTGACCTGGAACGTGCAGATCAAATTAAAAAAGATTTTGTTAAACAAGAAAAAGAATTACTACAATTGATAAACAAAGAAGCAGGTTTTGAAGTTGAGATATGGGCTGCAGCTTCTATTGCGACAGCGTTTGATAGATTAAAATTACCGTACGACAGAACAGATAAGGGTGCACCAAGTTTTACCAAAGGTTTTCTAGCATCACATCCAGAAGACACGTTGGCGCGACGCATTGCAGAAGCAAGAGAGATAAACAAAGCACACACAACATTCATAGATACAATTATTAAACACGAACACAACGGCAGAATACACAGTGATATCAATCAGATACGCTCTGACCAGGGTGGCACAGTGACAGGACGATTTAGTTATTCAAATCCAAATCTACAGCAGATACCAGCACGACACAAAACTATTGGTCCTATGATTCGATCTATCTTTATACCTGAACGTGGTTGTACTTGGGGTTGCTTTGACTACAGTCAACAAGAACCGAGGATCGTGGTTCACTTCTCTAGTCTATTAAAACTAGAAGGATCACATATGATATTAGATCAATACAATAAAGGCGAGGCAGACTTTCACCAGATGATTGCTGACATGGCTGGTATTGATCGTAAACAAGCTAAAACTATTAACTTAGGATTAATGTACGGCATGGGAAAAAATAAACTAATGTCAGAGTTAGGTTTATTAAAAGATGCAGCGGAGGACTTAATAAAAACTTACAACGCTAAAGCGCCTTTCGTTAAAATGTTATCTGAGTCTGTAATGCGTAGAGCAGAAGACAGCGGTAAGATTAGAACGATAGGCGGTCGTATTTGCCATTTTGATATGTGGGAGTCAAAAGCTTTTGGTATTAATAAACCATTAAAGTATGACGACGCCATCAGGGAGCACGGACCGGGGATGATTAAACGTGCCTTTACATACAAAGCATTAAATAAATTAATCCAAGGTAGTGCTGCTGACATGACAAAGAAATCTATGTTAGCATTGTATAAAGAAGGAATTATACCTCACATACAGATACATGATGAGTTGGATATTTCAATCAAGGATCAACAACAGGCAGAAAAGATTATTAGTATTATGGAGTCCGCTGTTGAATTAGAAGTTCCAAACAAGGTAGATTATGAATCGGGTAAAAACTGGGGAGAGATTAAAGGATGAAGTGTTGGAGCTGCAACCACGAATTAATATGGGGCGGTGACCACGACACAGAATGGGAAGACAACGATGAGGAAGAACATATGATCATGACAAACTTATCATGTCCTAACTGTACAGCGGTTGTAATTGTCTATCATGGAAACAAGTAAACAACAAAAAGGTATTCGTGCTGAGCTGTTAGCGGCCATAGACTTCCTAGGAAAACCAAATACGCACGTCTATTATGATTTAGGTGGTAAGGGTCCAGCGGACCTGGTTGTCGTGAACAGTGAAACGGGGACCGTGGATTTATATGATGTCAAGATGAAAAGCTATCGTATGATGAAAGGTAAGATGAGGTTGATAAACAGAGTCAAGAACAAATCAGCAAAGAATTTAGATGTTAAAGTTTTATATGTGTAATTGTCTGACGTTCGGTTTGAACGTCAGACATATAAAGGTGAAGAATCTATTAAAATAAAGTAAAATAAAGTCTTGTCAAATAAAATAACAGGTCTATATTAGTCCCATAATATAATATAAACAAGGAGAAAGAATATGCCAGATACAAGCAGTTTTAAATCAGTGTCAGTATCAGTAGATACACACGGAAAGCTACAAAAACTAGCAAAAAACAGGTTTGAAGTACCAGTAAGTATACAAAAAATAATTGATTTTTTACTTGCTAAGGAACTTAAAAATGGAAAAAATTAGAACTATTTGTCCTCGTTGTGAGGGCAATAGTTTTATAAAAGTACAAGAAATACAAGTAGATTGTCCTATGTGTGAAGAAGAAATTATGCACATGGGTAAGACAGTGACAGTGCATAACGGATACGTTATGTTACCAATGGATCAAACAAGATTAAATGTTGAAGGTGGTCGCGAATCAAAAATAAAATGGTCAGGTGAAACTTTACCGGAAATAGGTAAACAATGAACCCGGAGGATGAATTTGGATGGTAGTACAATACGTAGAAAACGCTTTGGATTTTAAAGATCTTGCATTCTTACAAGAATATATAACTGATGACCCCAAACTTTTAAGTGCAAAATTCCCTATTTATAGTTTTTTACCAAAAGACGAACCGGCTGAAAACGCTATTGAAAAAATACTACGAGCCATTACTCCAGGAAAAGAACATATTGAGTATTGGTTTCGTTGGAATGAGCAGACCCCTTGGCACGTAGATGGTGATGAATCTTATTACAAGCAACAATTTCAAAAAGACCCTTCTTTGCAAGGTAAACTACTAAATAAATATGTATATGACGCTGAAGAACATAGATTTAACAGAGTAGCAAAAACAACACATATACTTTATCTTTTTATACAAAACATTCTTGGTGGTTATTTACAAGTATGTACTTCTCATCCTTGGGACAAAAAGAAGTATATTATGAATAATACATGGGAACCACCTTTAGGTGCGGCTCTTACAACTATAAGGCCTTTTCAAAACTTGGCTGTTAGGTTTCCATCTAATCTTTATCATCAGGTAACTGAATTTAAACCTAAGATACACGGTTTTGAAATGAAACGTTTAGCTTTAGTGTATTGTTATTGGGACCATCATCCGGAAGGATATAGATATCATAAACATTGGAAGTTTGATAAAATGTTAAATATTGTCCCAGCTAAAGGTTGGAGAGATTTTACTTTGTTTACAGAAGGAGAAATATGACAGCAGACGGATATTTATTATTTTTAACGCGTTACGCAAATTTAAAAAAAGCACATATGCTAGCACAAGATGAAGGCATAAAGCAAGTGTGGCAAAATAAAATAAACGAATTGATAGAAAAGGAGAAGACTGATGAAAAATAAATTGTGGGATTTAGTTCCTTTTATGGCTTTAGCCATTTTTGCCATGAGTATTCTACTTATGGTTGTAAATATTGTTTATATGGGTAAAATGAATAATACAATAGACACAATGTGGCACGAGATAAGACAGGTGAAGGAAACTAATATAAGTTTATTCCAATTTATCGAGGAACACGGAGATGATATTACAGGACGATAAAATTATGAGACATGAGATTCCGGATCGGATGATGAGTACAACTTTCACTTTGCCGATAGATAATCGCAAAGTGGTTGGTATTGTTAATTACGTTGCAGGTGAGCAAGGGGTTACTCCTCTTGCATTATGGGTTAAAATTAAACCAACGGATTCTTATTTAGATAGAGAACTACGCGCAAGCGGTAAACTCATATCTAGATGTTTACAACACGGGGAAGATTTAAAAGATCTGGCAGAAACGCTGTCACAAGACAACATTATAGGACAGATGGTGCATTATTTTCACAAGAACATAGAAGACATCATATTGGGTAATCAACCAGACAAAAAACAACGTATGTTATCGACAGATCCATATGCGTCACAAATGAGGGAGTAACTATGTACGATCCAGAAGACGAATTAGAAATAGAGTGGATTCCAGAAGAAGACGACTTCGTTCCTCCACCACCACGAGACGATTTAACTGAACTAGATGCTAAAATAGATGCGTTTAACAATTCAGATTTACCTACGTTTATGGTAGATAAGTTATGTAAGAAAAGTTTTGGCCACACCAACTGGGCCCGTATGTCAGCTGTTGAGGTTAAGGACTTAGTTATGAATCCTGCAATTATTGATTACGACGAAGGGATTGTATATTTTAAAAACGAAAGGTTAGTTTAATGACTAGGATACCAGCAAGTGGCGCAATGACGTGGAATGATATTCAAAACTCATTCGGTGGCTCAAACCCTATTGCCATAAACGAGTATTATAGACAAGGCGCTAGCGTACCTGATTCTGATCTTAATAGTAATATCCCAACAAGTGGTCAAATAGAAGCAACTGATTTTAGAGGGGCTGACGGGTTTAGTGGTACTAGTGGTAGTATAGCTGCTGGTACTAGTGGTGGCAAACAACCATCAAATGGTTATTTGGCTGGTAGTTATGGTTCAAATTTAGGTACTGCAGTAACTTCAGGTAGTGCGGGAAACGGATCTTTTAAATTCAATATTTATCAAATAATTAGTCAAGGAGCTTTTTCTGTACTAGCATCCACTTCAAATTCTCCCGCTAATGTTAGTACAACTGCTGTATCAAGTAAAACCGTTACTGTTACAGGTAACCCTGGAGGAGCTTTTACTATGGCTTGGCCAGCTCCTTTTGATGTTGCGCAAACTAACGGCACCGTTCCTGCTTCTTTTGGGGGCGGCAACACCAACGGATGTTTTTGGAGTTTAGGAGGCCACTCTGGTGGAACTTTTAGCAGTAGCGGTACATATACTTTTTCAATAAATTGATATGATTATTACATGGAAATATACAGAAATAGACAATGTTGATGTTCCAGTCTTGACGGAAGATTTTGATTCTGGAATAGAAATAGAAACGTATCAAGTAACCCACCAGTATGAACCAATTAACGCTGTCTTGTCTACTAAAAGTTTTAGTGCTTATAAGGATCATCCTTGGATAACACAAATAAAAGACAAAGCAGAAGCTAAATTTAAAAAAGAATGGTTGGTAGAATTAGGTTTTGATCCAAAGTTGTGGTGTGTCCTTGCAGATGGTACTATAGAAGAGATTGGTAAAGTTAAAGAACAACATCAAATTGACGCCTGGTTATCACCCAATGAAACAAAAAAACTAGCGCCAGTAGAAGCGGAGGAAATATGATTTTTAGTGTACCTTTTAAAGTTATTAATCTTGCTAACAAACTGCAAATATCAATTAGTGAAGACACAACAGTTGGTCAAAGAATAGTTAGAGAATCTGTTGCAGAACACACAAAAGATGGTGAAGGTAATTATTTTCATTCTGAGGTTGAAGGTAAACCTTATTTAATTAACACTTCAAATAATTATTTTTTATTAGAAGGTATAATAAAAGTTACTTATAAATGGAAAGAAGGCGATAAATTTAATTTGTCTCACAGAGATGAGTTTGAAAGCATAGTTAATAGTGCTTCAGCTTCTCCTGATCTTATAGAGAAAACAGACGATAGTATTTCCGGTGTATATACATTTACCATGGACCCTAGTTCTACGTGGACTTCGTCTGCAACTAAAATAGAACCAAATTCATCAGAGGCAGGCGTAGAAATATACAAAGACGGAACTGTATTACTTTGCCCTATGCAGCACGTAACAGGTTGGACTTTTGAAAAAATAGATATTCCTGTTGGAGAAAGTATTATCAGTGATAAAGTAGGTGAAGAGATGTACATTGTTTTTGGGCAAGAATGTTTTACATATAGTACTGATGGACAATGGAGACGACAGGTTATAGAAAAACACTCAACAAAAAAACAAGTGTCTCACCAATTAAAGATTAACAACGGATCGGGGGATGTTTGTAGGTTAATAAGAATTTACAAATGACTGAAATAATACCACCAAAATATGATAGAATTTATCTTACTATTACTTATCTTGTTATATGTTTTTTTACTTTAGGCTTTATCTGGCCTTTTCTTATTAATCTAGACCCACGACTTATTGTTACCTACGCATTAGCGGTAACAGTTGGCACGTTAGGCACGAACGTTGGCTATCATAGGTTATTTACACATAAAGCATTTCGCACGTCAAAGTTTTGGTACAACTTCTTAGCGTTTTTTGGTGTGTACGGTACGGTTGCAGGCCCTATCGGTTGGGTCGCGACGCACTTACACCATCACCGGCATCTTGGAACAGACATGGATCCACATACACCGTGGACCACGGACTCTAAGTTTAAAGGTTGGCTCAGAACGTTTCTACCGTATTGGATGAACATACCGGAACCAGACCTAAAGTTGTTGGTGGGTGTTAGACATTTGCTAGCTAACAAGTTTATTATGTTTTTGCATAAGTGGGCACCAATACAGGTCTACGGAACGGGGACCGTGATTTGGTTGTTGTTTGGTTTTGACTGGTTCTTGTTAGCGTTTTGTTTTCCTATTGGTTATTCGTTAATTAGTCAGTTTGTAGTTAATTGGTTTCATTATGATATCGAATACGTACACAGAAACAGACGCTGGCTCAACTTGTTGATTGGTGGCGAAGGTAATCACAAGATGCATCACGATCGACCACGTGATTATTCACAAGACTGGCCAATTAAATATTTTATAGACTGGATTAAAATATAATGGGATTGCAATTAACAGGACATAAATACAAGTATGTATCTAGTCAAGATATTGTAGACACTGATGAGAAGTATATAAAAGAGCTCGAGCGAATAGCAGAAGACTATGTAGATTATTTTAATTGGTCGGCATATGAATGGCACAGTAAATTAGTACCAGAGATAACAAAATTAAAATTAGAAAACAGAAGGCTTCAACTAGAATTAAAGATGATAAAGAAGTTTTTGGAAGAAGCTCAAAGGAAAACTAACGAGAAATGGGAAGTGAAATAATAGTGCATTCAGGGCGCTGCGGATCAACGCTGTTCTTTAATGTATTAGATAGGTATTACAGAGCCAAGTTAAACAACGACACAAGCGTTGGTAATTTAGGATCAATCAGTGATCGACAGCATTTTATTATACCTGAAGGACCAAACTACATCGGGCTAAACGAGTTTATGTGTTCTGATTTTATAAAAACAAAACTACATAAAGTTATGTTAGTGACTCGTGCTAAAATTATAAAGGGTGAACCGACCAGGCGAACCTTACAACAAACTGACGGCGATTGGGAAAAACGATCTGATCTATTTAAGTTAATACTAAACTTTGCTCACAAGTACGAGGGTAAATCATTATTGATGAAGTATCCGCTGCTCGCAGGGCAAGCTTCTTTTGGTTGTGATCAGTGGATCAACATAGAACGTAAAGACATAGAAGCACAGGCGCGGTCGATGTATTTAAGTTTTACAACCGGAAGGTATCACGTCAAACGTGGAGACAACAAGGCACCGCGTTATGCTAAGTTTGAACCAAGTAAAGAGGTTATTGGAACGTGGATCGAGGATTTAATCAAAGCCAAAGAACGCTATAAACGAGAACTGTCTACCAAAGTAAAAGTAAAAACATATTATTACGAAGACTTTTACAAACTACCTACACATGAAATATTAGAAATGCATAACATAACAGATTGGAATAATTACCTAGAACCTAATTTTGAAATATCAACCGGAAAGGTCTGGACATGAAATTGCAGAAACTACAAAACGCTGTCGAAGCATTTGACTTTGATATCTACAGCGACGAACACATACCAGCGTTAGGTAAGGCGCTGGCAGATCATCAGTGCGTTGTGGTCAGGCAGAAGCTAACCGAACAACGACACTACGACGTTATAAGAAGTTGGGGTTCACCGACTAAGTCTAGGATTATATTAGCGATTGCTTTTGGCATGTTGAAAGGTGTGCATTGGAACGACATTAGAAAGTCTTTGATCCAGGCCGGTAGTTTAATTGATCCTGCGCACAGAGATCGTATGACTACAGTAACATTCCAGAAAGATAAGAAAGGCAGACCGCAAGGAATATTTACTAATGGTAAGTTAGGATGGCATTCAGACCAGCCAGCGTTTAAAGAAGGTGGTAGGTGTCTGGGCCTGGCTAGTGTTGAAGGCTGTCAGGGTAGTCAGACAACTGTATTATCTACAGCAGAAGCCTACGCCAACTTATCGCAAGAAGATTTTACTCAGGTTAATGAATTAAAAACAGTTTACGGAACACACAAGGAGTCGTTAGATATGTACGGCGGCGACCTGATCGAGGCACAAAAAAGATTTTTACGTTATAGTGCGTGTCCTATTGATGGTTTGATGGCGCCTCTTGCTGCAACAACAGCTAGTGGTGTTGGTGGGATACATTTCCCTGGACCGTGGTTTGATCATTTTGAGGGTATGAGCCAGGAAGAGTCTACAAAATATTACAACCACCTATGGTCTATAATAAACCAACCGCAGTATATCTACACGCACAACTGGCAAGACGGTGAGGTTATGTATTTCGATAGTGAGATTACACTACACGCCAGGCCGACAAACGTTTCTGATGGAGATATGAGAAGATTGTGGCGTTGTGGTGGTTATTTAGATAAACTGTTTCCAGGCACTGGTCCTAGTAATGATTTAGAAATAGAGGGGGAAGGAAACATAGGCTGGGACGAGTTTTTAAGGAGGATTGATGCCCAAAGAAAAGAAGAATACGAAAAAGAAAAGCAAAGAAACTGACGATGAAATATACAAACGGTGGCTCCGTAAATGGAGTATTGTTTTTAGGAGAATGAAATGATAATAAATAAACTATATGAATACCCCACCTCCACCAGGGCCGCGATTGATGGCCTTAGGCATTATAATATCGATGGCAGTAGCGATAAGTTACCTTCTGTAACTACGGTCATTAGTCAAACCCAGGAAGCCGACAAAGCTGCTAGCTTACAACGCTGGCGCGACAAGGTTGGTCATGAAGAAGCTAAACGAATAACACAGGAAGCGGCAGCCCGCGGCACAGCGATGCATTTGTACTTGGAGAAGTATTGTTTGGGTGAGGGTTATTTGGATATGACAGATACCGGTAATGTAGCTAAGCGCATGGCCGAGATTATTGTTGACAAGGGTATCGACAACCGAATCGATGAGATTTACGGCACGGAAGCGACTATGTATTATCCTGGCCTGTACGCAGGGTCCGTGGACCTCGTAGCGCGGCTCGATGGCGAGATTACGATTATAGATTTTAAACAAACGAATAAACCGAAGCAAAGAGAGTGGATCGGGGATTATTTTCTACAGATGGCAGCGTACGGTATGGCCCATGACCACGTTTATGGGACCAATATCGATAAAGGTGTGATCATGATGTGTAGTAAAGATGGCTATTACCAGGAATTTCTGATAGAAGGTAAAGAATACCGGACCGCGAAACATGGATTTTTGAAGCGTTTGGACAAATTTTATGGAAAATAGTATGTATTTTGTTGTAACTATATATTTATTGGTGGCTGGCGTAGACGGCACAGTCACGAGAGAATACACAAAACAGTCTTTCGAGGACACCTGGGCGTGCCATAGTTTTATACATAGAAATAAAATGGAGCTATTGACACCACACATAATCAAATATGGCGATGACTTGAAGAGTTGGGAGCTATTTTGTGAGTCTAGGTATTTAAAAGATTTAGATAACATATAGTGAGATTTAGGCACCTACTTTTATTTTATGTGTAACGAAAAAAATTATAGTGGACATGGTGGACATGGTGGACATGGTAATAAAATCAATGACTTATTGGACGAAACTGTGACCAAAATGGATTATTTTTTTGGACATGGTGGACATGGTAATAAAAACAATAGCTTACAAGGTGTTTCTACGCTGTTGATTGCCAGAGAGGTTAAAAAACCTACAAAGAAAGTAAAGAGTTGACCCCAATATCCCACTATAGTAATTAAGAATATGGCAAAAGATGGAATACATTACCCGACTAAAGACTTTAGCAATAACTTCAATTCTATCGATTGGAGCTCAACAAAGGAGAAAAGAAGTGAGAAGAAAAAACAAAATAACAAGGCCAGACGTAATAGAACTTAAAGGCATGCCTACAACTGTTAAGGTTGGGTATCGGGATATAAGAATAGACTACATAAGACCTGATTTTAAATCAGACGAGATGACAGATTGTTACGGTGAGTATCGTGCAAGAGAGGGACGAATACTTTTACAACACGATGTGTGCGGCCAGGAGATGTGTAATGTGATGTTCCATGAGATACTACATGCAATCGTATATGGTTCTGGACTCAATCAAGCTAACGGTCCTTTGAAAGAAGAAGACGCTGAAGAACTGACAGTCAATCAAATGACTAATTACATTATGGGTGTGTTCAAAGACAACCCTTGGATGTTAGATTTCTTAAAACAAAATCTAGATAAATCAGAAGAAAGCATATAACGTGGGGAACTATGAAAAGATTAGATGTCGATGAAAACACCGCAATCTCAATGCCGGCGCGTAACCTTCTTAGTATTATTGGCGCTTGTCTTGTTGGTGCTTGGTTCGGGTTTGGAGTCATTGAGCGACTTAATACTATAGAAACAAAAATACAGCTTATGGAGAAAGATCTGGAAGCTGCTAATACTTTTATTGACGGAGTCCCCAAAGGTGACATGGTCAGTCCACAAGTCCAAGAGCTCTACATGTTGGTTGAATACCTTGCTGAAAGTACGGAGAAACTTAAAGAGCAAATGGAGGGAGAGATACCACTTATATTAAAAAATGAAATGGTTATACAATTTCATGAGGAGAGGTTAATAGATTTAGAGGAACGAAAGAATGGGAATCATTGAAACAGTTATCATACTTAGTTTGTACGTCTATGACGGGGGCAATAAAAATATTGAAGGTTGGTATCACCAGGATAATTTAAGTACGTGTCTCACAGCTAAACGAACGGCAGAGAGAAACTCAGGCAATCAAGTGCAGTACACATGTAGCTTAGAAAAATGCATGATGACAACAGATCAAACCGGCGTAAAACATTGCGATAAAATAATAAAAGAGTGAAAATTTGTATAGTTAACCCGGGAAGATGTGGAGGCACATGGATGTTGTGTTATCTGCATCAATTGTTGCCAGACTACGATATGGAGTATGAAGTTATTACTCCTGCATTACCCCAACAAGAAAACATTATTTTTAAATATCAATACTTGTATACATACCAGCGTTTAGAAGGCGCAGATAAATATATTGTTTTAGATCGTAGAGACAAACAAGCTTGGTTGTATAGTACATACATGTCAGCTGTAAACAAACACCACCACGGCAAACTACCAAACAAAGAATTTAAATTTGATTCTGTAGAATACAACAACTCTAAACAAGGCATGATCAAAGTGTATGATGAGATCTGGGTGCCAGAAAGAGAACGTCTTGTAGCAGCTGGTGCAGACATGGTTTGGTATGAAGACATAGACTTTGATGTATCTGATGTATTTTTTGGAGGTCAGAAACTACAAAAAGTTTGGTCTTGTAATAACAAGTAAAATTACTTATACTTACACCATGGGATTACCCAAACAATTATCAGAACAACAAAAGAAATTTGCGGAGCTATTGGTCTACAATGAAGGACGTAAAACACCTACAGAATGCGCGGTTGAAGCAGGTTATGCTGAAGGTAGTGCCTCAGTCCGTGCTTCAGAATTACGAAATGCAAATAAATTCCCACTCGTCGTCAAGTATATCGGTGAGCTTCGTGCCGAAGTGCAGAAAAAATATGAGGTCACGTTTGAAAGACATGTTACTGAACTTGGTAGGATTAGGGAGCAAGCCTTGGCAAAGGGTGCCTTTAGTGCTGCGGCCAACGCTGAGGTCGCGCGAGGTAAAGCTGCAGGTTTATACATTGAACAAAGAATAAGTTTAACCGGTAAATTAGAAGATTTAAGTTTAGAAGAACTAGAATTGAAAATGAAAAAGATTTATGACGACAACAAAGCACTTGTAGAAGGAGACTACACTGTAGTTAAAGATGAGAAAAGCTAAGTCATATCAAGAGCACACGCCAGGACCCAAGAAAAGAACGTCTATTGGGCACAGCGTTAGGTCACGACCTAAAAACAAACACAAACGACGTAATCATAAAAAATACAGAGGACAAGGAAAAAGACGATGAGTTATAGAAATCCACAAGACGGTAGCCCTACATACGTGGTTACTTTTAATCACGAGCAAAAAGACATTGATCACATGAAGAAATTTGTTGTTGATCAGTTTGAGAAAAAAGACGCTGAGCTTGCTGAACACAAAGGCAGCGACCAAGTACGTAAAAGCAAAATCATTTGGTTTAATGACAAGACAATTAGTGCCATTCTTATGAACTGCATGAACATAGCCAACTATGAGACTGGTTGGAGGTATAAAATCACAGGACATGAAGCCTTGCAAATGACACGTTATGACGACGGCGGTGAGTATGGCTGGCATGTAGACGGCGACGCTACACACATGGGTGCAAAGTATTTTGATTTCGAAGGCAAACGAGAACTGACGTCAACAATAGATCCAGCCTTATTAGGTACAATCCGTAAGCTATCAGCCAGCGTTATAATCAATGATGACTATGAAGGTGGTGATTTTGAGACTATGCATTTACAGGACGGCAACATAGTCAAGACAAAAGTCAAAGCTGCGCCAGGTAGTGCTATCATATTTCCATCAACAGTCACACATCGTGTTACACCAGTTATCAAAGGCACTAGGTATAGTATTGTGGTGTGGTTTGCAGGACCTCCGTTTGTATAATGGATATA